CTTTGCAAGGAAAAATTGTATGCGGCCTTCATGTTCCTTGGAATCTTCATATCATTCCAGCTTCAGAAAACAGAGTTAAGCATAACGCTATGCCAGAGGACTTTTATGGCGACCAGTTTCATGACAAGCTGTCTAAGTGTGGCAATTCATTACAGGAGACATAAATGTGGCTAACAACTTACAGGCACAAAGTAAAGCAACGCCCAAAGCGGGGTGACTGGCTAGTGCAGATATTTGACGGTAGCAAGCTGGTGCAGGTTGTGCCATTTACGACTTGCACTGCGGCGCTTTCTTTTGTAGAAAGGAGAGAGGACTGTCAGCTTTTCACTCCTTTCTGATGTCAGTTCTTCCTCCCTGACTGCCCCCTGAGCTTCGGCTTGGGGGGTTTTCTGTTAGCGCTTAAACTTTCTGCCGATAAAGAACACGACCAAATTTACGGTGGTGTTTATCGTGACCATAGCCACCAGCCAATATTGCAACCACTCTGGCATTACTTCCTCAGCTTAGTTAGGCTACGCAGGCCAAAGGAAGCCGCTATAGAGGCGTACATAGCCCATTGAAACCAATCGGGGGTTTTATCTAGCGCCTCGAAGCCTCGCTCTACATACGGCTGTAGCGGCGGTATAAAGCACATTGCGATAATGGCTATGAACAGAACAGTCCACGCCTCATCCTTCCAGCTATCCTTGCTAGCCTCAGCCATGACCTTTTCCCAGCCAGCTTCATGCGTGGCGGCTACCTTCATCACCTCTGCCTCAGCCTCAGCCTTGGCAACGGCTACCTTGTTCTTGGCCACTTGCTTCTCAGCCTTGCCCTTGAGCCAGCTACCAGCAAGCTCACCCACAATGGGTATCAGTGCCTGTATCATTTCTCTTTCCCTATCCATACAGCGAAAGCGCCCGTTAGCGCACCAACCACCACAGAAACGAAGCCAGAGCGCTCCACAGTGGCTTCAGCGGCTGGCAGGGTCATATACCACTCGACAACCCTGAAGGCCATTATAATCATTGCTAAGAAGGCTAGGCGGGGTAGCACCCGCCACTCATCCATTATGGTTGCCATTTGCCTGTCTCCATTTGCTTGGACAGTTCCACTGCCCTGCCCTTTACCTGCTTTGCCCAGCGGCTATCTAGCATCTGCTTTGCGGCTTCGGGGTAGTCACCGACACTGAGCGCCTGTTTCATCTTCAGGAACTTGTTGAAGTTGGTCTGCCCCATATTGAACAGCATGGACACGATAACCGCCTTCCGCGCATCATTCAGCCCGTTGTACCAGTCATAGGTCTTGGCGGCAGTCATATAGGTGTCTAGGTCATTCATCAGCAGATATTCTGCCTCGATGTCGGATAAGCCCCCGCCTATCTCTGGGCTAACCAGCCTGCCATAGCCAATGGTTTCGTAGCCCAAATGGTCTTTGTAGAGGATGTGTTTGCCCTTTTCTTTGACACTGCCCTCATGTTTCTTCAGTTGCTTTATCAGCTTGTCTACACTGTCATCCATTAGACTGCCTCATCAAACTCGCCCTGCATCAACTTGGACGCAGTAACGCCCAGATTATACATGGCTTGGGTTAGCTCGTTATCGCTGGCCTTACCGCGCTGAGACATGAACACCTCTATAGCCTCACCAGTTGTTGGGCAAAAACTTACGGTCACTGCCATGCCTGCGCCCACGTTGGTTGTTATGCACGGTCTGCGATTTGGAACTTGCTTCATTGATTATCTCCACTGCCTGCGCCCAGCTCTCTGATTCGAGGTCGGGCGCTTCAAAAAATGTTGTGTGTTTGGTGAACTTCTTTGCATTGATAGAAGTTACAGGTAAATACCATACCACACGTTGCTCAGTGGAAACCATAGCCAGAATGTCATAGTCGGCTATCGTGGGCAGTCTTTTTTTGCCGCCCAGCCCTGTCTGGAAATGGACGCGATGTTTATGCCCCGCACCCTGCCGAGAAGCCTGACAAGCCTTGACCTGTATCCGCATCATCTGGCCTGTATCTGGATGCCATGCCACTAGGTCAACAGCGTCCTGTTGCGCTAAAGCAACGCGCCAGCCCCTAGCAAGGACTGACGCGGCGGCTATATATTCCCCAGCAAGGCCAGAGGTTGTTTGAGATAAGTTTACGTCTGCGACAAATTTATTATGCAGGGTCATCATGCTTGATTAGGTCATCCAGATAGAACCGAGCCTTCTTCAAATCTTCCAGCCCGTTTTTGTGGTTAAATCTCCAGATGTATTTTAGCACATTCCCCTGCACATAATACTTGTAATTATCACCGAGCGCCGCCTTTATGGCATCTAGGCACTCGATGTTTCCGCTGGTGTAATGCTCAGGATGGTTCACTGGGTCTTTCATCTTTCACCTTCTTCATTAGCACTGCGTGTTGGCTGTGAGGGTAGGACAGGTAGGAGACAATCTCCCACCCGTTCTCCTCGCGTTCTTTGATGTGACCATGCACAACATATCTAAGAATCATGCGCTCAGACACCGTTCAATTTCCTTTATAATTCGGGTGGTTTTTGACCGCCCACGGCCTCTTTTGTCGAGCTTTTTGACGGCGTAATAGACTGAGGTATGGTCACGCCCAAATGCCCTGCCCACTTCTGGATAGCTACAACCCAGCAGTTTGACTGACAGATACATAGCGATGTGTCGCTCATTTGCGTTGAGCCTTCTTTTAGACAGCAGTTCCAACACTGGCACTCCTGTGACTTCGCTGGTGGCTTGGACAACCTGTTCAATGCGCTGGTCATAGTGCATCGAACGGGATGGTCTCTCCGCTTTCCCTAAGAATTTTAAGATAATTTTCTCTAGCACAGACATCGTTGCAAAACTCCTTTCCCGCTAGTGTTATTGTTCCCTGATATCGGTAATTGAAGCGGTTTCCGCAATGGTAGCAATCAGCATAGTTATCTACCGTTGGATACCTAGATTGCTTTGTTGGCCGCTTCTTATCACGCTTAAACATTAAAATGGAATCTCATCATCCATAGCCTGACCGCCGCCATTGCTGGCTGGCTTTTCTTGCCACTCGGATACCTTCAGGCCGAGGTACTTCTTACCGTTCTTGGCCTCGTTATCCCAAGCGGATACGCTAAACTTAACGCCGTTGACCATAATGTCTCCGCGCATATCGGGGCGCTTATCATTATCGCCCTTGTCGTTGACGAATAAAGAACCCGTCATATCCTTCATCTGATATTCAGCCATTTAATAACTCCTGTTTTCTGTTTCTTAATATTTCCATTTCTGCCGCAGACCACTTTGGCTTGCGGCTATACAGCGCCCTTAAAGCGTCCATATCTGGGCATAGTCTAGCCTCATCCTTTAAGGATAGGGGTGACGTTATCTTTTGGGGGGTGTTTGCGACATCCGAACGCTCAGTATTATTAAAGACATTACGGTTTTCTACGGTTTGCCCAGATGTCGCGCCCCTCTCTGCCTTCTGCTCGGAGTTGTCCAAGCCAGCAGAAACTGGTGATGGTGCTGGCATATCTTCGCCAGTATATAAATGCAGACCCAAGCCCGTTGCCATGCTGATAGCCTTAGCCATACAGCGCTGGATAGAGGCGTTCACCTCGAAGCTGTTGGGCTTTTGAATAGGCCGATTAGCGTGGTTCAGGATTGGCATAATTTCGGTGGTGGCTGGCTCATCCTTGCCCAGCGTGATTGTCACCTGCACATAGGCATAGCCCTGCGCGTCCACCATGTAGGGCAGATAGGTATCATCTGCCTGTTTAAAAATGTGCTTAGTCACCATCGCATCTGGAACGTGCTGTTTTAACAGCCGCAGAGCGTGAGCCCAGCTTAGGTATGTAAAGCCGTTCTTCTTCTCGACAATCTTGCGAGTGTCGATTTGTGACATGGTTGCGAATATATTGCTCATTTCAAACCTTTCTGCTTAAGCTCTTCACAGAGCTGTTCTGCCTTTTTTACAACGCTGTCTGCGTATTCTGCGGCGGTGTAGACACCGTCCTCTAACTCTTCAACAGTGGCCAGCCGATAAACAATGCCAGCAAAATTATTGTAATAACCCAGAGTTTTCCAGCCCTTTTTTGAGTTGGGGCGCTCAACTTGCAGTGTGTGATTGTATTCATCAATCAGCACCCTATGCTTTGTGCCAAGAGGCACGACAATATTGTTTCTGGTCTTTACGTCCGCCATAGCTCTTTTGCCTCTTCCTTAAATTCCTCATCCCAGTAAAACGGGTGCTGGAAGTCTGGGTCTACCAGACCAGCTAACACCTTTGGGTCATCCGATACCCGCAACAAGTTCTGTCGGCGTATCGCTCTGCCCCGCATCTCTTCCAAGCAATATGCCATGTATTGCGGCTGTAGCTCTTCACAGTTTTCGGGGGTAAACAGCACAGAGCCAGTTGCAGATACATATGCAAGGTTAGGCTCTAGCCCTGTAGCTTTCTGATAAATGGATACTTGGCACAGATGCTCGAACTGTGGCTTGGCTGGTATTGCCGCCTTAGTCCAGCCCCTTGAGCCGTCCTTCCTTACAGCACCCATGCGCGGTGCTTTTGTCTTTACCTCACAGAAGCGGTCAGAGGCGCAGAGGTCTATGTAACCCATGACTGGTAGTTCAACACCGTCCAAAGATACCTCGACTCTCCGCTCCTCTTCTGCACCCCCGTATTCACCTGCAAGCAAATCAATGCCCTGCTCCACCGCATCAGGTATCAACTCGCGGTACTTCTCGCGCTTCTCTTCTGGCTCGGTAGCTGGTGCATCGTGAAAATCAAATGACAGATAGGCGCTATCAATGGCCTCATCAAAGCCCGCCCCGATTGTCAGCATGGCCTGTATTGCCCCATGCACAGCCGTGCCGAAAGCGGCGTTGTAGCCAACCTTTATTGCCCTGCGCTGATGCCTATTGAGGTAGATGTATTGAAACATCCACACTGCCATAGGGCGCAGTAACTGGCTTGGACTGTAGTGGTCTAATTTATTCATTATAATCCCTGACTAAGTTTTCGGTTTACATCACCGTCTTTATACTTTACTAACGGTTATAGGTAATGCTGTCAACACATAAAACAGGAGCTAAAATGAAACTGGCAGAATGGTTAGTAAACAAAGGGATGCGGCAGGCTGAGTTCGCTCGGCAGTTGGATGTATCGCAACCCACCGTGCATAACTGGATATATGGCAAGCGGCCACCAAGCGGTCTGCACATGATGGACATATATAAAATGTCCAAGGGGCAGGTCGGTCTAAAGGATTGGGTAGAGGCGTTTGACAGATGAGTACCAAGAGCAAGGAGTTTTGTAATGAGCCTGAGCATCTAGCCAAGCAGATGGAACTGCTGGACGAGCTTATCCCAGATGATGCGTTTGAGGATGCTGAGATAACCGAAAACCTGACGGGCAAGGCAGTCAGGCCAGTGACACATATGCCGCCGAAAGGGAGAAGTTCCATTGACTAACGGTAGAGTGAAGGGCGCAAATTTCGAGCGTGAGTTGTGTCGGGCTATCATGGATGGGCTTGGTATTGAGGATGTTAAGAGAGATATCGAGCAATATAGAGCCAGCCTTCACGGCGATATTATCGGGGTGGATGGTTGGAGCATAGAGGCAAAGCGCTATGCTTCTGGCACGACCTATAAGCCGCAGTGGTGGGAGCAATGCACAGCGGCGGCAGATGCCACTGGATGCCAGCCTGTACTCATTTGGAAGTATGACCGCCAGCCCATTCACTGCCTTGTCAGAATGTCCAGCATTAGCTCGGATTATGCTGGCATGGATTACGTGGCGCAGGTGGACTTCGATACTTGGCTTATGCTGGTGAGGGAGAGCTGGGCATGAAAACTGCGGCAGAAATGACAGTCGAGGAGTTGAAGGCTTGGCTGAAGCAACGCAGGGCGCAGTTGATGCAAGTGGAGCGCGATGCACTTATCAGGAGCAAGATTTTATCGGCTGAGACTGCACGGGCTAACAACAAGCTACCGCCGATATCA